AGAGGTACTGTAAATTTACTTAAACTAGAAATTGCCATCTAGATGCTCCTTGTTTACTATATTTAACCATTATCTGCCAGCTGCAATATCACCAGTGTTCTTTAAGCGTAGTGGAATGTAGATAAATTCCACAGCCTTAACTGGCTCAATAGCAATGTCAACGTGTAGTTCATTACGATCGACACGGGCCGGTGTGTTGTTTTGTTCATCACACTGTACAATAAAGTCATAGATAGCTCGCTGACCCACTAGTTCAAGTAATAAACTTTCTGCCGATTGTTTAATTTCGTTACGTGTAATTCTATCGTTTGGTTCAAATAAGAACGGACGAGCTAAAAGGTCTAATTGTCTACGTAAGTAAGCAACTAAACGAGACACGTTAACTCTATCTAAAGAACTTGCACCTCTTGCACGAGTCTTTTGTCCAAATACTACTAGGCCAGCGCCCGGCAGTGTTGCAATAGGATTAATCTTAACATCTTGTAAGACATTTCTAAGACTTTCTGGTAACGGACTTTGTACAAACTCACCATTCTTGATATAACCAACGGCTGTTGCATTATCAACACCACCACGGCGTGTGCCAGCTGGTGCAAACCAAGGATAGCTTCGTTGATCGCTAATAGCGATAGTACGCAACATCATGTGACTTGGTGGAACAACAATATTATTTCCACTGTTGTCAGTTGTAAATCCGCTTGGATAGTACATGGCTAGGTATTCGTCGTATGTAACTGAACCCGATTCTCCGTTGTCCAATGCAGTGGTACTCGCGCCCCATGCACGTAGATCAGTTCCTGTTGAAGCTAATCTAAATGGAGTGTCACCGATAACAAATGATGTTAATCCACGAGAAACGTTTAAGCTAACCATATTAGCAATTGCTTCCGGATAACCTGGAGTTGAAATTAAATTGGCTACCAACGTATCAGTATCACGGATACCTTCGTTTGTATTAATAGTAGCCTTTAATGACTTAACTACCATACCACGTTGAGCTTGTCTACCAAATAATCCACTGCCGTCGGCGTTATTTCCGGTAGCATTTACCCAACGGGCTGTTGCATATGCGCCACCGCCCATACTACCATCCATTACATCATTATCAATTCTAATGTTTAGACCATTGTTAGCAGTAATATCAATGTACTGGGAAACGTAGCGTTTAACATTATTTCCACTGCGACGAGTGTTCCATAGACGCATGCCTTGTGGATACAATGCTGGATCGATACAATCTGGATCTAGGAAATTGCTAACTGACAAGTCAACGATTGAAGATGGAGTAGTTATATGTCCATCAACAGCCCAACGAGCATCGGCAAATACCCAACCAGTAGGACTAGTACTGTCTGCTAAATCTTGTTTCACCCATTTAATTGTGGAAGAATTCCAAACATAAACATTCTGTCCGTATTTTTCTGGATCAGATGTATCAATCCAGATGTCGCCGTCTACTAGCGGTGATCCATCACTTTGACCGAAATCTTTATCAGGCTGGGTAGCTCTGATAATAGGCCCAGTTGGATTAGTATCAGGGAATGCATTTCTATATCCCTTCCACGTAGTTCCGTCGTGATACAGAATATCTACCTCGTCTTGTACCGCAGAGTACCATAATGTACCGTCTGCAGGTGCAGAGCTAGGAGCTGTTCCGCTAAACTTTACAGTTGATGTAAGAAGATCGATAGGTTTCCAGTTACTTGCTCTAAACTGGTATGTAGAATGCTGTCCTTCTGGATATAAATTTGAAGCATACAACGCAAGAGCACCGTCATAAAATCCAACATTTGCCAAAGGAGCGCCATTACCTTCTGATAGATAAATTTCGCCGCCTAACTTATGAGATAATTTTAATACTCTTGTTGTGAAATCGTATTCGGAAGATACATTTATAAATCCAGCAGCAGAGATTGCTGATGCAAATCCGTCCACAGTGCTAGTTGTAATAGTGACTACTTTAGAAGAAGCTAGAGTAGAACTACCTGCAAGAGATTCTGCAACATTAAACGAGTCACCAGGAGTAAAAAATACACCATTAGCAACAGTAGTTGCTACCGTTGTTGGAGACGTTGTTGTTCTTCTATAAATTCTAAAATCAGCAATTCCAGGAGCAGTAGAAGATCCATATGTGCCGTCATCGATATTACTCTTAACAAATATTCTACCTGCGGCTAATGCAGTGCCGCCAGTGTTGTCTAATCCTGCAATAGCGGCATGTGCCGATGTAAAAACTGGTGCAACCATTGTGGCAAAAGTTTTAGTAATACTGTTGTAATATTTAACAGACCAATCAGCACCATTATTCGGAGTAGTTGTCTTTACATACACACTACCTGTAGCAGAACCGTCTGTACCAAATTGTGGAAATTGGAAATGCGGTGCTACTGCAAGTTTTACAGAGCCATAAGTTTTAGCAGTTAGACCTAAAGTAGCTAATGTGCCCGCAGTACCATTAGATAAAGTGATCTTACCATCGAATCCAGATATGTTATTAGAAATTGCGGTAGCATCTGCATATAGATATAATCGAACGCCATCTGTCTTTGCGCCAACACCAGCTTGTGGCATCTGCGAATTAATTGCTGTTGCAATATCAGCAGGAGTTGTACCTGTGATAGTAATTTGTGTGCCATTAATAAAGAATGTAGAATTTCCTACTGGTGTTCCGACTAGTCCTGTTGCAACTGGCCAGCTTGTTTGCCAGCAGTTACTTGTAAATGTACTAGAAGCAATCGGAGAACCAAAAGACGTTTCAACTGACGATCCAACTTTTACCCATACATTACTATCATTTTTGAACCACAAGGTATTGTAGTTGTCGGATGTAGCAACCATTGCGTAAGAACCAATTGTTCCAACACTAGGTAACGGTTGACCACCTATCTCTAGTATAAGATTGTCGTCATCAATAACTAACGGTGTTTTATTTGTGAATACTTTTGATGCAGCATTCCATTCACTAACACCAAATTTGGAAGATGTTGTATCTATCCAATATGCGCCTGCGTCTGGCTCACCTTTTGGTTCAGCTGTCTTCTGTACCAGCTCATTTAAGTCTAAATCTGCTCTAACAATATATGCTCTAGAACTTACACCCAATGTACTATAGGCAGCTTGTAAACCATATTCATTTAATTCGCCACCATTTACTGCATTGCCATTACTATCAGTATAGAAAAGTGGGGTGCCAAACGTATCAGTTAGATCACGTTGACTTGTAATCGTCCAGACTTTTCCAATATTAGAAGCTAGTGTTCCGGGCGCAATTGTGCCGGATGGTGTGGACTTGTTTGCTTTAGTTGCAACAAAAATAATAGGTACGGTGCCAGGAATTGCGGTGTTATAAAAACTTTCGTCAACTACTGTTACTTGTACGCCCGGTGATTGTAATGCCATTTGTAAATCTCCTCGATGGATTATCGTTTGTAGTATTTAGTGGTTTACTATTTTTTTACCAAGTTAAATACATATGAAAAGGGCAGGAAAAGGGCGTGAATGAGGAAACTATGTAAAAAATGCGACAAACGACCAGTTGCAATTAATTACTATAAGGAGGGGAAACCTTTCTATAGGTCAACTTGCGATCATTGTGCTAGAGGTAGCAAAGACGGATCACCGAAATGGTATAAATCGGGATACCGTCAAAAAAATAAATGCGACAAGTGCGGATTCGTGAGCAAATATTTTCAACAGTTTAATGTGTTCCACATTGATGGAGATTTAGATAATTGTAGGATGACAAATCTTAAAACAGTATGCGCCAACTGTCAGCGAATACTGCACGGTCTTAACTTACCGTGGAGACAGGGAGATCTATCACCTGATTTTTAATAGCTGCAAATAGTTCGTCAATGGTGCCATCATTAGAAACTGTAACATCAATATCTCCGCCTACCCATGCTGTTTCGCTAGCATGAATACCTAGTTGCTCTAGACGGCGTCTTCCAATACTCCACCCGATTGCCTTTTGGCCTAAGTTAGCATTTATCGCATCCTGATACCATTCTGGATCTGCGCCACGGGTCACTCTGATAACTTTGCCGCCTGCACTATGAATAGCTTTAATTTCATTGGGGAATCTAACATCACTGATTACAATGTTATCAGTTGTCTTACGCATTTTGTTTTCAACGCTGGCAATCCAAATATCATCATGAAAACCGTGTCTGCATACTTCGGTTCCCCAATATTGTAGCACCCATCGCGGAGTAAGATTTGGTTTATCTAGTCTAACAGACCACCACGGATCTACTTGTTCGCGCCATTCTCGGGCTTCTTTAGTACGACCTTCTAGTAGAGTTCTGTCCCATCCAAACACCGCAGCCACTGCATCTTTTAATGTATTTGCAAAACTATCCCGTCTAAATTCGTGAAAATTAACCAAGTAATCTGCGGCAGTATCTTTACCAGAACCGATGAATCCAACAAAACCTATAATCATAGTATCTCCAAGCGATAATATAATTTACTATAATTCTGTATAATTGTCAATAGTTTTTTAGCCAACTACAAAGGTAAGTGGTTTTCCACCGTCTTTGTAATTAATTAGATCTAGTTCTAATTCAGCTAGTTCGGCTTTTCCCTCTGCTTTTAGGGCTGTGCCATTTAGTGTGGTACCACCTTGAGGACTGGCAATAGTACCAAATTTTTCTCGTGCATCACCTAGTATAACCTTACATGTTGCTAACGAATAGTCTTTTAACCAAATACCAACATACGGATCATTAAACAATGCAAAATCTGGTCTATGATTGTATAGCCATAATAAAATTTCTTCTTGACCTCTTGGTCTTTGTAAGATAGTGATCTTCTTATTTGTAGCATTCCATATAAAGTCAATTTCACTTCCAAACATTTTACCCACTAGCTTTTGATAACTGGCAAATGCGTAGTATGTTGCCAATCCGCCCATGTTACTAGCACTTAACAAATAGGTGTTTGTATATGCTAAATTAAACGGTTCAAAAATCGTACCGCCGCTGCCACCGCCTGTGCGCGACCCGATACTTCTACGAAAAATTTGTCGAACTTCCATTACTTCTGATGGAAGAATATATTCGTTAACATCTTGTTCTAGTGTTAAAAATCCATAACTTTCTTCTGTGCTCGCCTGGCTTCTTTGACGAAACTTTGCCAATGCACGATCTATAGCAGTATCGTAATGCTTGGGATCTAGTTCTATATCAACCATGCCGTCACCTAGCATGTTTTTAATATAATTAACTACTTCTTGTCTGGTGTTTTCTAGTTCGCTCATACGAATATTTATCGAATAAATATAAGACTATGCCACGCTTATCACTATACCGCCCAGAAAAAGGCAACGATTTTAAGTTCATTGATCGAGCCATTAATGAGCAATTCCAAGTAGGTGGAACTGATGTACTTCTTCACAAGTATTTAGGTCCAGTAAACCCCGACGTAGGAGAATCTACTCCGGGTGTTCCAGTGAATACAAATCCCATTGGAGAGCTAGGGATACAAGATTTAATATTTTTAGAAAATCGTGATAGGCATTACGCATCGGATGTATACACTATTCGGGGCATTTATACAATGCAGGATATTGACTTTAATCTTAGTCAATTTGGATTGTTCTTGCAAAACGACAATATAATGATCACATTTCATTTACAATCAACAGTAGATGCAATAGGTAGGAAATTAATGGCAGGCGATGTATTTGAATTACCTCACTTAAAAGATGAATATGCACTAGATGATGCGATGATTGCGCTAAAGCGATACTATGTTATTACTGAAATTTCTCGGGCAGCAGCAGGTTTTAGTCAAACTTGGTATCCACATTTGCTTCGAGCAAAATGTCAACCTCTAGTTGATAGTCAAGAATTCAAAGAAATTTTAGATGCGCCGGCCGGCGACGGAAACAAAACATTACGCGATGTAATCAGTACGTATAATCAAAGTATTGAAATTAACAAAGCGATCATAGCACAGGCTGAATTGGATGTTCCGCTAGCAGGTTACGATACTAATAGTTTCTTTACAATTCCATTAAATGAAGATGGTACTGTAGATTATGCTGATACTTCTGAAGAAGATGTAACTACAGATTCTACTGGAATGGATGCAAGTGCTACATTAAACAACCCTGCAAAGAATTTGTATGTAGGTTATTTAACGGATGATGCAAAACCGCCAAACGGCGCACCGTATTCATTTGGTACAGAATTTCCGGCTGGACCTAGCAACGGTTCGTTTCATTTACGCACTGACTATTTCCCTAACAGACTGTTTAGATATGATGGCAGACGTTGGGTAAAATATGAAGACAATGTTAGAATGTCGTTGACAAATTTAGGTAGCGCAGAAACTGCCGTAGGTGGCGCCTATGCTGGCCTACCGGCAAGATTAAATCAGAAAAATACATTTGTTAACAATAATACCACTGCTACAATTGCAGGTAAAATTATTCAAGAAAAGCAGGCGTTGTCAAAAGCACTTAGACCAAAGGCAGATAATTAATGAGCGATTACTTTTACGACGGTCAGGTAAAACGATATCTGACGCAATTTATGAGGTTGATGAGCAATTTTAGTTATAAAGATGCTAAAGGCCAATTGGTGCAAATTCCTGTACGATATGGTGATATGAATCGACAGGTTGGCACTATACTAAAGAAGAATAGCGAAAACACTATCCAAAGTGCGCCGTTTATTGCCTGCTATATTAAAGATTTACAACATGATCGAAATCGTATGCAGGATCCGTCGTTTGTTAGCAAAATACAAATTAGAGACCGTGCTTACGATGAAGATACTCAGTCCTATACATCTTTACAAGGATCTGGATATACTGTAGAAAGACTAATGCCCACTCCCTATGTTGCTACCTTTTCGGCAGATTTATGGACTACCAGTACTGATCAAAAATTGCAGATTTGGGAACAAATCGTTGTATTTTTTAATCCTAGTTTAGAATTACAAAGCACAGACAACTATATCGATTGGTCTAGCCTAAGTGTTGTAGAACTTACTAACCAAGTATTCGAAACTCGCACAGTTCCTCAAGGGCTGGAAAATGATATCAGTGTTGCAAGTCTTCAGTTTACTTGTCCTATCTGGATAAATCCGCCAGCCAAGGTTAAAAAATTAGGCATTATTACAAAAATTATTTCCAATGTGTTTGTAACAGATGCTATCAACGGAGTTGTTGAAGAAGGTGCATATAAAGATATGTCATTAACTAGTTTGTTTACTGGAGATTTAATGATAGGAAAAACAGTGGTAACCCCTGGAAATTTTGGACTGGTAGTATTAAACAATGCTGCTTCTTTAATTCCTATCAAAGAAGCTGTGGCAACCGACGAAGTATCTGTTACTAACATTGCCGGAAAACATAATTGGTTTGGAATATTAGATCTTTATCCCGGAGGATTTAGGGCAGGGATAAGTCAAATTAGACTTAGTCAGTCAGATGGATCGGAAATTGTTGCGTATGCTAGTCTTAATCCTCTAGATGATTTTTCAATGAGTTTGAATTTTGACAGCGACACTGTGCCTAGTAATACTATCATTGACACTCGAGGAACCGTCGATGCTATCATCGATCCTCAGAAATTTAATCCAACAAATAAAGTTGCCGGAACTCGATATCTAATACTCGACGATATTAATCCAGATGCTAAAACGTATCCCGGATACAATGGAGGTACTGCTTGGAAAAATCTCGACTTCTCAGACTTGGTAGCAGCAGCAAATGATATCATCGAGTGGAACGGCTCTAAGTGGACTGTGTTATTCGATAGTACCACCTCAACAACTTTAACTTATATAACTAATACATTCACTGGTATTCAATATAAATGGAGTAGCGTAGACGGCATATGGCAATGGTCTAAGAGCTACGAAGGCATTTATGATCCGGGAGCATGGCGTATAGTTTTATGAGCACAATAGTTTGTAGTGGGGGGTTATTTTTATCAAAAAAGACAAAAAGATTTCTTTTTTTGCTTCGTAACAAAGGCAAAACTGCAGGAACTTGGGGATTTGTTGGCGGAAAAAAAGAACCATGCGATCAGACGCCGTATGATACACTAACGAGAGAAATACACGAAGAAGTAGGCGTGATTCCTTCTATAGAAAAAATGATTCCTCTTGAACAGTATACTAGTCATGATCAAAAATTTAAGTATAACACTTATATTTTAATTGTTGATCATGAATTTATTCCAACATTAAATGATGAACATGTGTCTTATGCTTGGTGTGGATATAATGCATTTCCTAAACCCTTACACCAAGGTGTAAAATCTAGTCTTAACAATAGATCTATTAAAGGTAAGTTGGAACTTATCCTAGACCTTATCTAATTATAGAAAAGCTGTCAATGTTGACATTACAAACCAAGTATTGTTAGCTCTTAAAATTCTAATATTTTGAACTTCAATTCTGTTGGTGCCGGCACTTGGTGCAGTACTCCATCGCAATATCTGAATTGCTCCATTGATCTGCACCCCGCTTGCATAATAGCCAGCTACTCCTTGATTAAGCACTAGTCTAATTTGATATTCTCGATTATCAGTTGTAGGCATATTAGTAAACGATGCCGTAAAGTTTCCTGCAATTCCGGAATGATAAAATACTTCACTTAGTGCAAAATTATGCACTACTATTCCCGAAGAGGTAGTCAATGCGGTTACTACTCGAACAGAGTTTGCAGAAATAACTGATCCAGCTATAGTAGCATTAGTTGATACAACTAATTGTTCTCCAACATATAGATTTCCGCCAACTCCAACACCGCCAGCAACTACTAATGAACCGGTCTGTGTACTAACAGCAGATGTAATAGTTGGCAAAGTAATAGTTGTTAATGCAATATTCATCAACGTATTAGTTAAGGTAGAGGAATCTTGAATAATTTTTAGCGCACCAAACGATGATACAATAACAAAACCGCTGCCGCTACCGCTTAATCTAATTGCAGGACTTTGATTAATTCCTGAATTTTGTAAATCAAGACCGTATACTGCACTAGGTAAAATTGCATTACTAGATGTAGTTGCATTTACTCGAATAGTATCAAGAGACAATCCATTAAATGTTAGGTACTGACTAAATGTTGTTCCGCCTGCATTAGATTGGTAAGGAATTCTATTAGCAATACCACCAGCAATATTAGTTGCAGTAGTTGCAGTTAACGCTAAACTTGCAGTATTTGCTAACACTGCATCAGTGACAGTTCCGTATATTGTGCCGCCTACATATAAATCTTTAGCAATACCGGCGCCGCCAGATAATGTTAATGCACCAGTAGACGTACTAGAAGAGTTAGTAAGACCAGTTCCTCTAATTTCGTTAGCAGATATTTGTTCTCCAACATATAAATTTCTGCCAATGCCAGCACCACCTACAACATTAAACACTCCAGTAGTTGTACTAAACGCATTGGTATTATTAACGATAGTTGCGGTTGTAAACAGGGCAAACGATCGTACAGTTTCGCCCACTGTTCCAGTTAAGGGACCGTTAAGACCTGCAGCATATAATTGCCCAGCAACACCAGCACCGCCGGCAATTTGTATTGCTCCACTAGTTGTAGAAGTAGAAACGGTTGTATCAGTAAATTGGGCAGAAGTGCCAATTAATAGTTTATTCAATGACCAACTGTCAGAGGCTGATCTATATAAGATAGTAGGCTGTGTTGTGGGACCTTCAACAGTAATTCCTGCCATATCCGAGGATGCAGCATTTGGAGAACTTTTTGCCAGTGTAATATTTTTATCTGTTACTTCCAAGTTAGTAGAATTAACATATGAAGTTGTACCGTTTACTTGAAAATTGCCTGCCACAAATAAATCGCCACCAATACCGACGCCGCCGCCTACTACTAATGCTCCTGTAGAAGGAGAAGTACTTGTGGTAACATTTGCTATTGTTAACCTAGTTGTGTCATAGGTAAAGGCAGGCGAAAATACTGTAAAATTTGTACCTGTTTGATATGGAATTTGCCATTGGCCGCCGCCTAAGACATTGGTTGCAGTAACAGCATATGCAGACGTAATAGCAGCAGTTGATGTCCAAATTGGAATAACACCGTTACTCATTAGAATTGTACCAGTGGCTGCAATACCAACAAATGCACTAATGTTTGGTCCAGACTGATAAATTAGACTGCCCGTTGTGCCGCCTTGCACGTTAATTGCAGTTGTTGCTGTAGAAACAGTACCGGTTACTGTACTCGAAAAAGTAACACTACCACTAACATTAAGGCCGCCGCCCACGTATAAATTTTTACCAAAGGCGCCACCACCTGATACTACTAAATCTCCGGTGCCGGTACTAATAGCCTGATTATTACCGACTAGGAAAAATCGATCTAATACATTATTGAAGTCTCTGCGCCAGGCTCTAGTTGATAGATTATAATTATATTTTATGCCGTTAATAATTGCCTGTTGGCCGTTGCTTGGGTTTAATGGAAATGACATGATCTTTTATTCCTAATTATCTTATGACGCATTCTACTAATCCGTCTGCACCATTTTCAAGAGCAAAAGCAAATGGGCGTTTACCATTATCGATATTGCAACCGCAACCAGTTGCTGTTGGCCAAATAGGTTCTCCCTTCTTAACACTACCCTGTATGAACACCGGAACACGGCCTAACAATGCAATAGCTTGACCTTCAGCTTTGCTATTCATAACAACCGCAGGGTTTTCGCTAATAACACCTAATACATAGCAATTGTTGTCAGTCACAATTGTAGCTTCTTTTTCGCCACCTACCATAACCACTGTACCAATCGGATATTCAACATCTGTTGCATATACTTCTGCAACGTCTGCATATTCTGCATATTGTGCAGTACCATAATATTTTCTAGCATAAACATCTGAGTAGGCGCCGGCGGTATCTTGAACATACAACGGACACCCTCTCATTAAAAATTTTGTACCGTCGTTTAGTATGTATATTCCGTTACTATCGTTACCAAATCTAACAATACCCGAATTACCTAATATACCAGCATTAGTTCTCAGTCCTGGACTACTTAGATAGCTTGCATCCCATGTAAAGTTTGCATTTCCGGATATTATATTAGCGGCATCTTTATATATAACTTGATTTGCGGATCCTACACTTAGATTACCACCAGATCCTTGGAAGCCTAAATCTCCTCGACTACCTTGGAAACCAATATTGCCAGTACTGCCTTGGAACCCTTGGCTACCTCTATAACCAGTTTCTCCTCGACTGCCAATAGCTCCAGTACTACCTCGGAATCCAGGATCTCCAAGGGGTCCCTGGGCGCCGACAGACCCTCTAAAGCCTGCGCCGGGAGAACCTTGAAAGCCCTGCTCTCCTCGGCTACCTTTATAT